GGTTGTTGACCATCTTCGGCAACTTCCATAATACGATCAAGTGCTTCTTGACCTTTCTCAATTAAAGAATAAAGATTACCTCGTGTATACTCATAATCAAGAGTATGGTTATCTTTACCTTTCTCAAGTTTCTTTAGTTGATCCTTTCCTCTTTTCAGAGTATCTTCAGCCTCTTTAACGACTTGAACATCCAAAGAATCATTTATGGCATCAAATTTACTCATACATCAGTACCTTTTGTGGGACTCCAAACTTTACCATCACCATAATCATAGCGTATTTCACTGAACCCAAAGTCATCTCCAAGTTCAACAGCAGCATTATCTGCAGCATTTACAACATGAACGGCAGTTGCTTGTACATGTGATGCTTTACCAGTTCCATCTTGTCCTCTTCTTACAGTCAATGTATTACCATCTATCTTAATTATATACATCAATTCTTCATCAATGTCAATATAACTATTGACAAGTAACGCTGTAGCATCAGCAACGGCAAACTGAGTCTTAGTTGATGTAATATCTGCTACTAGTGTTGTAGTTGCATCGTTATTGTAATCTTGAAGTGCTCTTGGTTCAGCAACATACCTAAGTTGCCTAGATGCAGTCTTAGTATTTTCGTAATCTGTATACTTGTCAATAACAACTTTCTTAATAAGTCCACTCCCACTTTCAGGAACATTACCGAATAGATAGGTTTTGGCATTAAATTGTAATGTATGTGTTATAATTCTTTTCTCTTCATATCCTGAATCATAATTATCCTCAAAATCAACACTTTCTAAAACCATAGGTATATCTCTTTTCTCTCCAATTGAATCAACCAAATCAATTGTTAGATTAAATGATGGTTGGAATACTGGAAGAATTTGTTCAACTATTTGTAAAGAGTCTTCATTATATTGAGTCATCACATCTAACCTAAAACCCAAATTATATGGAACAGGCATATAAACTTTTCTAGCAACTTTTGTTCCACTATTGTTAGTTGCCTTAAAGGTTTGCATAGTAGAAACCTTTCTTTCATTATCATATTGGATACTAGTTAACTCAAATGCTAATCGTGGTAATGTTATTGCTACTCGTGATCTTAAATCTGGTTTTTGTTCTAATCTTGCAAGGAATTTCTCTCTAGGACCATAAGCAATAGGAACTCTCATAGTGCTGTAAGCACTACCATCTTGTTTCTTATGTCTAATATCAATTGTATTAAAAAGAGTACCAAAAGATATGATAGTCTTTCTAATAATCTCATGATAGTAATACGTTCCTAGCATAATATTGTGGTTTACTTATATTAACTATTTAGAACTCACCGAATGGGTTGTTTTCTGAGAAGTCTAAAATTGCATCTGCTTCTGACTCAAATGGAGTGTTATCTGCATACAAATCAGTAGCATCTTGATCAGATACTGTTTTAATTATATAAGCAGTATCGGATCCGTTCATAGTAGTACCAATACCTACAACTTTTTCTCCTTCTATAAAACTACCACTAAGGTTATTAACTTTAAGTATTCTATCATCTCTATCCCAACTTTGAACAAATGCGGTAGTGCCAGAACCAACACCTCTGACCATTTCCTTAAAGAGATAATTACCTGTTTGTGCAATTCCAGCTTCAGGTGCAGATATTTCGACATCTGGTGCAACAGTATATCCAGCACCAGCATTAGTAAATCTTAGTGCAGCAAGTCCACCATCTGTATTTAAGAATGCTTCTGCAGTTGCATTAGTTCCTCCAGCTGGAGCAGTTCCAATAGCAACAGTTGGAATCTTACCATATTGAGCACCAGCATTAGTAATTGTAAATGTACTCAAACCACCATCAGCAAGAACAGCAGTTGCTATTCCACCAGCACCATATTGATTAACTGGAGTAATAGTAACTGTTGGTGGTAAAGTGTAACCAAAACCTGGATTAACTAGAAGTATCCTATCAATAGATTGACCTGTCTGTCCACTACGACTTGTCATAATTGCAACAGCAGTTGCATTCACACCCAAACTAGGTGCAGTAGATATTCCAATACTTGGTGGAGCAGTATAATCAAAACCATCATTTATTAGATCAATAGTTGCAAGACCATTTCCAGTAGTTAATGAAGAAGCATCTGTTGCTTTTTGTACAGTAGCAGCCGAAGTAACTGCACCTAAACCAACCATTGCAAGTTGTACAGTGTATCCAAACTCTACTGCTGCCTTGTCTACTGCCTCGATACTTGTATCAATTTGATCATCAAGCTCGTAATCCATGACCTCACAAGACAAAGTATATGCATAAAGTTTGTTTAACTGATAAAATGGTTTCTTAGCTTCAACATACTTAATCTCAAATATTGTGTTATCTAATGGAAGATATATTAAATCTCCTTCTTGTGGTCTAGTAGTTAATTCTATTTCTGGATCTCCAGATAAAAACGGACTAACAAAGTCCTCATATCTTTCTTTGGATATTACGAAAGTTACTGAATCAGTTGTTTGTACACCAAACTTAGACAGAACATCTCCAGATCCCTCAAATCCTTCATAATTTAGAAGATATGCTTCCAACCTAAAAGCATCATCAAATTTTGATGCTGTTACTTCATTTAAAATATTTGTCTTATTAACAATCTTTCTGGGCATGTACACAACGTCTTGCCCAAACATTTTCAATTGTTCATTTATGAGATCTTGAACTAATCTTTGTTCGCTTTCAGAACCTTGTAAAAAATATGGATTGAGTGGCATGACATTATCCTATAAGATCCATAGGGGGTAGTTCGTACTCCTTCCTAAGTTGTTCTTCAATTATTTCAATTTCTCTTACTGCATCTTCATAGATTTCTCTACCATTTAGTGCAACACCACCTGGCAATAGAACTCCATTAAACTTAATTAAATTTTGGCCCCACTGCCTCTTAACGGTAGCAACAAAATATTTCTTTAACCACCAATCATTAAAAATATCTGCATTTTTTGAAGGATCTAATATTCTCCAACAATCAATAATCATCCAACTATTATCTGGAGTTTGACTCCAATCAATGTCTAGATATAACTTATTATTTCTTTTATTAAACCTAATCTGTGTATCTGGAGTAATAATTCTACTTAAATCCTCTAGATATGTTTTTGTCATTGCATAGTTCATCAAATCCAATGCACCATAATAATAAAGATCATTCAAAAAGATTTGATATTTGATATTAAATAAACCACTAGATATCGTACTCGCATCCATTTTAAATACTTTATCTACCCCAATAACATGATCTGGTAACTGTAAAAAGTTATTTGATTCTGTCCAAGTAACAGATGTTACAGCAGTAGTTGCTATTCCAACAGAAGTAGCTGTAGACTCCTTCATTTTAGTTATTTCATCTGCAGTAAGTTCATGCTTTAGATATACTTTTTCAATGCCATCAAAATGCCTTTCTTGAAAATATTGCAGAGCATCATCCAACAAATCTTCAATTTGATCATCATCTACATTAACTTCAAGGACAGGTTCCCCAAGTCTTCGTAGAGCATACCTTTTTAGAGTATATCTATCAGCTATTGCATGTCCTGCCATTAATCTACCTCTTTTTTCTTTTTAGGATTTGCTAGTGCATCCAATTGTTGTTGTAATTCCAAATTAGTCTTTAATAAAAGGTTTTTCTCATCTTCAAAGTCTTTCTTCAGCGTAGTAATTTTCGCTTCTAATAGAACATTTTGATTCATTATGGTTGCTAATTTTTGATTATACAATCCAACCAAAACATTCACATCAACATCATTATTCATAGGGTTAGTAGGTTCCTCCATCTAGAGTAGTTGTCCATTTAGGTGTGCCTGAGGCATTTGTTGTTAGTATATAGTTGGAAGTACTAATACCAGAAGATGTGGCAGCAGCACCAACCATCTTACCAGTAGTATCGAAATAAACGATACCATTACCAGTAGCATCAAAATCACCAGTTTGGAAATAGATATCTTTAATATCTAAAACACCTCTTGTACCAGTTACAACATTACCTGTGATAGTTGCATCTGGGATATAAGTGAAAGATCTTGCTGGAGCATTACTATTTTCTCCTGCACTATCATTATATCCAATAAAACCTGTCTTATTATTAGAAGCACCAGTACTAGTATTATACTGGAATGAAATACCACGGTCAGTATTGGTATCAAATGCATGAGTAACTGTTATTTGAGTTGTTGTACTAATACCAGCAGTAGTTGTTCCAGTAAAAGTAACAACTTTAGTACCAGTATCATAACTTGCAACAGTTGCAATACCAGAAGCATCAATACCTGTACATGCAAGAGTATCACTAGTATTAATACCAGCAATAGAATCGACAGTAACAGTAGACACACCCGATGCAACTGTTGCCATAACAGTCACTTTACTAGTAACATCACCAATATT